GAATACAAGAAATGCGTGATCTTTATAGCAACAAGCAGGTTGTTCTGCTTGGAACCGTGACCCTCTCTGGCACCACGCCGGGAGCCACTTCCTGGGTTGATACCCGTGGCTTTGATGCCGTCACCCTGATGCTTGCTACCGACACCGTGACCGATGCTGGCGCAGCCGCTGGCTTCACCTTTACGGTTCAGCACTCCGATACGACTGCGGCGGCTGACGCTGCGGCTATCGTCGCGGCTGATTCGGTCAACGGCACGATTGCTCTGTCTGTCACCGCCGATGGCGATGACAACAAGATCATCGGCGGCATTGGCTACAAGGGCAGCAAGCGTTATGTTCGCATGAACGGCGTTGGCACCGCTCTGACCGATGCGACTGTCAAGGTCTACGGCATTCTCAATGTGCCGCACCGCGCTGCCACCACGTTCGTCGGCAGCAACGTGGCCGCTACCTAAACTTGACTAAGGGGCGGGAGAAATCCCGCCTCTCCATTCTCTCAAGAGGTTGACCATGCAAGCGAAGATCACCGCCACTTACGGCTACAAATGCGCCCCGGATGGTCACACGGTTCTCAACTTCGGCAATGGACAGATCGTTTCTGGCAAGATTGCCGAAATGGCCGTTGAAGATGGCGCTGCCGAGGCAATCGAAGTTGGCCCCGTCGAGACCAAGATCGCGCCGCCATCTGAAACGAAGACACGCAGAGGCAAGCAGTCCGTCGCCGGTCAGAGGTAAAAGATGCAAAGCATCAATTTCAAGCGTGGCGATACGTTCAGCCTTGATTGCACCCGCAAGGATAGCGGCGGCACCGCGATCAATCTGACAGGCTACACGATCACATCTTCCGTCAAGATGGGCGGATCGTTCTCAGACACATTGACCGTCACTGTTACCAATGCGGCGGCTGGTCAGTTCACTCTGACAAAGGCAGCAGCAAACACGGCAAGCTGGCCACTCAGTTCTGAAGATTCAACCGTTCTTTGCGATGTGCAGTTCGTTCTTTCCGGTATTATCAAAAGCAGTGAGACCTTTTCGATCTATGTCGTTGAGGACATAACGACTTGAGCCGGATCGATATTACATCTTGCGGAGTGACAATCACTGTTCCGGTATATCAGGACGGCATAATTAGCCTCGTTGATGAGCAAACAGTAACGGCGACAGAACTTCGTGAAATATATATCGGCCAAGAGATTTCTGTACCAGTATGCGATGGCTCTATAAACATCATAACAATTGATGTGACAGAAGGCGTGTTTCTCGCAATCAGAGACAGGTTCAATGCGTATATCTTTGATCGCTCAGGTGATTATATCAGGAGGTCGCCGTAATGGCATTTATTTATGATCTGAGCGATACTTGGAACGCTGGCGGAACTATTTTTACTGCGATCAAGATGAACGTCACCGATACGGCATCGGCGGCAGCATCGCGCCTTATTGATCTTCAAGTCGGTGGAACAACACGTTTTGGCGTCAACAAGACTGGTCAAGTTGAATTTAGTCTTGGCGCTGTTGGTACTCCATCACTTTCTCCAGTTAGCGACACCAACACTGGAATGTGGTTCCCCGCCGCCGATACGATTGCTTGGTCAACTGCTGGCTCTGAGCGCATGCGTATTCTCAGTACTGGCGAAGTGGGCATCGGCACATCTACCCCCGGATCGTTTGGCAAGCTGGAAGTTCTGGGTTCTGGGTATACCGCATTTTCCGTTGCCTCATCCGATGCGTCTGGTGTTCGTGTTGTTTTGGCAGCAAATGCCGCAAGTGAAGCCCGCATAAATGTGACTTCAAATCATCCGCTCGCTACCTTTGTCAATGGCGCAGAGCGTATGCGCGTAACTGCTGCTGGCAATGTCGGCATCGGCACGGCCACGTTTGGCACGTCAGCGGCAAAGGTGTTCGCCCTTGGCAATGCAACTGCGCCGACCACGGGTCCCGCCGATACCATCCAGATTTATTCCACAGACCTCACGGCGGGCAATACGATGCTTTCCCTCTACACGGAAGGTACTATAGTTAACGCCAACACAACCGCCGCAACAACGCACCGTATTGCTATCCGCGTTAACGGCACCGTATATTACCTTCTCGCAAACACAGCAGCTTAGGAGGCGCTATGATTAAGATAGAACTAACACCGCAAGAGGCAAACGCACTGGCAAACGTAATTGACCTTGCTGTCAAGGCGGGTGGCGTGAGAACGGCGGCGGTAGCAATGCCGATCTTCCAGAAACTAGAACAGGCTGCAAATCAGCCGAAGGATGCTGAATAATGGTCAGTTTTAATTGGTCTTTCCCATCTCTTGATGTGGTTTATAATCATATCGATGAGGAAACTGGACTTCAGGTCCAGAACGTTGTCACAACCGTTCACTGGGTCTACACGGCACGGGATGATGATTATACGGCGACGATGTACAGCACGGTCGAGCTTCCTGGTCCCGGCCAGCCGTTTACGGTATATGAAGACCTGACACCTGACATCGTGCAGGGCTGGGTGGAAAGCGCGATTGGTGCCGATCAGGTTGCAGAAATGCAGAAGTCGCTTGCCAATAGCATCGAAGCACAGAAGACGCCGCAAGGCGGAAGCATGACTCCTCCGTGGGAAAAATAACATGAGCCTTCGCGCCGCCGTTCCGCTTTATCAGTTCCGGGGTTCTGTTCTTACTTCCGCCCCTGCATCCGAGCCGGTGACGGCTGCGGAACTCCGCACGCATCTCCGCACTGATTCGACGGAACTTCCTGACGCGGAGGCAAATGCGCTCATCACGGACGCCAGGACCGAGATCGAGAATATGACCGGCCTTGCGTTCATCACGCAGTCGTGGCGGCTCTCGCTTGATCGTTGGCCCGCTGGTGGCGAAGCATGGTGGGATGGCGTGCGCGAGATGTCGATCACAGAACTCTATCGCACCAGCACCATTCAAAGCCTTGTGATCCCGCGTTGGCCTCTTCAATCGATCACATCGGTCACGGTCTACGATGAAGGCAGCAATGCAACGGCAGTAACGGTTGCCAATGTCTTCGACGTTGACACATATCAGACGCCTGGAAGGTTGACACTCAAGCGCGGCCAGACTTGGCCGGTTGCTCTGCGTGCTAATGACGCCATCCAGATCATCTATGTGTCTGGATTCGCCAATGCAGCGGCAGTGCCGTCTCCAATGAAGCGCGCTGTCAAGCAGCTTGCGGCTTTCCTCTATAGCCATCGTGGCGATGACTGCGATGCAAGTGATGCCTATGACGCATCCGGTGCTTCAGTAATCATGGCTCAATATAAGGCCTTGAAGATATGACCTATCCATCCGGTCTTGATGTCGCACGCGGGCTGGCACCGGGATGTACTGGCCTTTTTCGCTTTGGTCGCAACACGGCAATCGGTGGAACGTATACGCCGGTTACTCGATCAGGCTTTTATCGGACGCCGCAAACAACAGGCGCTGTTGCTTTGCGAGTGAAAGCTGGCGGAAATGCAAATGATACAGCAACAGGAACAGGCGCAAGAGCAATTACACTTGTTGGATTGAATGCTTCTGGCGATGTGATTTCCGAAACTATTGCAACAGCTGGGACATTGGCAAGTGCAGCCAGCACACAAGTCTTTATGAGGCTTATGGATGTCTTCGTTGCATCATCTGGCACCTATGCAAGCCAGACGGCTGCAAGTCATGCAGGTACAATTACAATCGAGCGATCAACTGGTGGTGAAGATTGGGCCGTGATCGCAGATGGTGCGCTCGGCAAAGGACAGTCAGAGATTTCGACATATAGTACGCCTCGCAATAAAAGTGTGGCTGTTTTGAATCTGACCATATCAAGCGATGCAGACAAGAAAGCCAATATCGTTATGTTCAAGCGCGAGAATATCATGGAGATTCAGGCTCCATATTCTCCCATGACACTTATTGTTGAATTCCCTCAATCGGCTGGATTGGTTGATGTTACATTCGATCCGCCTCTTTACTTCCCGCCGTTGTGTGATTTCGGCTTCCTTGCATCCGTATCAGCGTCAACTGTAGATGTTTCAATTGGAATGGATATGGTGGAGTTCACACCGCGATGATCAAATGTTGCGACATGAATTCCGGCAAGCTGAAAGAGCCGGTGACGTTCCAGCGCCGCACCTTGACCAGCGACGGAGCAGGAGGCCAGACGGAATCTTGGGCCACCGTTTCCGGCGCACCGACCCGCGCCTACGTGGTGCCGATTGGCGGTTCGGAACGATTTGTCCATGATCGCACCGAGGCAACCGTTCGGTTGCGTCTTGTGGTGCGCTACACCTCCGCATTGCTGGATTCCGACCGCGTGCAGATCAGGAACAAGATTCACAACATCCGGTTCCTCGATAACATGGAGTTCGCTAACAAGTGGCTTCAGATCGACGTTGATGGCGGGGTTGCGGCCTGATGGCGTATCCTGATGTCAAGGTCGAGATCAATGGGCTGAAAGAGGTCAACGCGGCCTTGCAAGCCTATGGGAAAGACCTTGGCAGATCATTGGAACTTGTATTGAACGCGGCTGCTCTGACTGCCTTGAGAGACGTTGAAAAATCAATAAAAAATTCCCCAAAGAGTGGAACCACTTATTACAGAATCCCAGGTGCTAAATATATGACCATTCGTGCTGGTTCAGCAGATGGTCCACCTGTCGCGTTTATTCCAGGCGGAGGAAAAAGAAATCTTTCGTTAACGCATCGGGCATCGGCTGCTGGAGAGCCGCCAGCTAGTGATACAGGCGCACTTGTTACGTCAATGTATCTTGAAAATCGCGGAAAATACGGACGAGCAATTGGAAGCCGATTGCCATATGCGTACTACCTTGAGTTTGGAACTCTTAGTGGAAAATTAAAAAAACGTCCCGCATGGATACCCGCCGTCGAGCGGGCGATTCCAAAGATGCTGAAACGGGTCGAGATTGCAATCGCCAAGGCCAAAGCACGCGCGGAGAAGACAACGAAATGAAATCCGATGATCTTCAGACGGCAGTGTACAACCGGCTTAACGATAGCGCCGTCACCAGCCTTCTGAGCACCTACTATAGCCCGCTCGTGGCGATCTTCACCGATGTCCCCCAGGCGGCTGACAGTGAATTGGAATCTGCATTCCCGTTCATCACCATTGGGGCTGATACGATCAATCCGTTCGACAGCAAGGATGATCTTGGTGGATCGGCAATCGTGCAGATCGACGTATGGGACCGTGCCGCATCCATGCTCGATCTGAAGACGGTGGTCGATGCCGTCGATGGCCGGATGCGCCGCCAGCCGCTTTCCATCGCGGGTGTCACCCATATCACCACAGAACTCGATTCTTGCAATTTCTCGCGCGATCCTGATGGCAAGACCAAGCGCGGCCTCATCTTGTACCGTGTATTGTGGATTGCATAGTTTCCGTGATATAATCACGGCCAAAGAAGAGGTTCTTGCATGGCTATTTCTGGCCGATCAGTTCGCATAAGCCGAAACGGCTCCAACATCGTGGGCGCTCGTGCTGACAGCGTGACGATCAATAATGAGCCGCTCGACATCACGGACAAGGATGATCTTGGCTGGCGCACCATGCTGGCAGATGTCGGCTTGCGCTCCGTTTCTTGCGAGATCGAAGGCGTGCTCAAGGATACCGTCCTCTTAGCGGATTCCGTCGGCACCGCCACTACGGCGCTCCTCAAGGAGTGCGTAGTCACGATCAGCGGCATCGGCACCTTGACCGGCGACTTCATGCTCCAAGGGCTTCAGATCGGCGCGGAACAGGCTGATGTCGTAACCTTCACCGCTACTCTTGAAAGCGGCGAGAACATGACGGCCACCATTGGCCCTTATAACACCGTTCTCCCGGCGATCACCGGAACGCTATCCGGAACCAACGTTCAGACCACGACGAACGGCACATGGGCTGGCGATGCCACGATCACTTTCGCTCGTCAGTGGCAGCGTGGCAATGCTGCCGATCCCAACGATCCGTCATGGTCCAACATCGCCTCTGCGACCAACCTCACATACACACTCACAGGCTCCGACACCGGAAAATATATCCGGTGCCGTGTAACCGCCACCAATAGCGTAGGGTCTACGGTGGCCTTCTCTAACATCCGTGGACCCGTGACCTAAAGAAAGGAACTGAAACATGCCCGCAATCGCTGGACGCAAAGTCCGTATCAAGCGCGGCTCGACTGCCGTGGCTGGTGCTCGTGCCGATAGCTTCACCATCAACAATGAGCCGATTGACATCACCGAAAAGGATGATAACGGCTGGCGCAAGTATCTTGCTGATGTCGGTGTTCGCTCCATCGATGCAGAAGTCGAAGGCATCCTTGAGGATACCACCTTCCTGGCACTTGCCGTTGGCACCGCCTCGGCGCTGCTCGAGTCCTACACCATTGAACTGCTCGGCCTCGGGTCGTTCACCGGCAACTTCTTCCTTGCCAGCTTCGCCGTCACCGGCGAACAGGCAGACGCCACGACCTTCACGGCCTCGATCCAGTCCTCTGGCACGATTACGTTCACGGCATCGTAATCATGGCAATCTTTCGCGAGCTAACAATCAAGTGGAAGGGTGAAGAATATCGCTTCGTCCCTTCCATGAAACTAATGCGATCCATCGAGATGGGCGACATATCCTTCACGGACATTGCCGTGCGCACAAGCCAAGGTCGCCCGCCTGTCAGCCACATTGCTTTCGTTCTCTCCAAGATGTTGCAGTCGGCAGGTGCCAAGGTCACGGACGAACAGGTCTATGAGGAGTTGATCAATGGCAGCGCAACAGATGTTGCCGATTTGATTTCCTTAGTCATGCTGGCTTTCTCTCCGTCCGAGACTAAAGCAAAAAATCCAGACGCCCAGACCGAAAGCCAGTCGAAGGCGAGGGCGAAGATCATGGAGAGTATGGAGAACTAGACTGGAACGGAATGTATCTATGGGCGAGGGAATGGGGAATTCAGCCTAGCGAGTTCTGGGAAATGACCATTCCTGAGTGGTGGTTGGAATACGAGTTGAAGAAACCGAAAGAGCCAGGCGAAACATACGCCGGGAAACTGACTAGGGCCGATGTAGAGGAATTAAAGGAACTGTTACATGGCTCAAACTAGCGGAATTGAAATTGCCATAAGTGGCAACACGACCGGCCTTGATCGAGCACTAGGCAAGGC